GGAGCTACAAAAGTCACATTACCCGTGCCGTTACCAATTAATACGTTATTAGCTGTAAGCGTTGCAAGTCCTGTACCACCAGAAGCTACAGCAAACGGAGTAACTGATGCAGTAACCGCTTCAACTACGTTTGTGCCGTTGTTATAGACAAACATCGACTTACCAGCAGGGACTGCAATTCCTGTGCCTGAAGTGTTTTTAACGGTGACTGCATCTGCTAGTCCGTTATTAATAAGATACAACTTCTCAATCTGACAGCCTGAACCAAGGATTAGGTTTCTTGCTCCGCCTGATGTACCAGTAAGGTTAAGTCGTAGGTTACGAGCAGTCTGCGCTCCGTTTGTATCCGTAAGAGTAACTGTAACGTCCGAACTAGAAAAAGCAACATCCGCAGACCCTGTGATTGCTTCACCAAGAGCAACAGAAAGATTATCGTTAGTAGTTGTTCCCCAAGTGCCTGTCTGTTCACCTGTACCGATTAGCTCTACTTTAAGAGTGCTGTATGTCGATGCCATAATTTGTCCTTTATGCTGCTATTTCAATCCAATTCGGAGTCTGACTAGTATCAATTTCTAACCAGAAAGACACCGTTCCAACCTGCCCTACTGACTGTACACCCGTTACGGCTATATTTGAGTTTATTACAAAACCTACAGTTCCTATAGACCCTGTAGCACTTAATCCTGTTACTGGAGCATTAGCGGCAGCATTTACAACTACAGTGCCAATTGATCCTGTGCCACTTACGCCCGTTACGCTTACATTAACATTTTCTGCAATTATTACATTACCAATACTACCAACAGCTTGAAGCCCTGTTACTGGAACGTTTGCCGCTCCTACTACTGCTACACCCGATACTGATCCCGTTCCTCCAACACCTACAACAGAAACTTGAATACCTTCTTGAATTACTACCTGACCTATTGCTCCTGTACCACTAACACCTGTTAAATCTATTACACCTGTACCTGTAACTTGAACCCCGCCAATACTTCCTGTTGCTAGTAGTCCTGTTACTGGAACGTTTGCTGCTGCATTTACAGTCACACCACTAATTGCTGCTGTACCTGCTACTCCTGTAACATTAAACTCTACGTTTGTAATAATAGCTACTGAACCTATTGCCCCAGTACCAGCTACTCCCGCACTACCTGTACCCCAGCCAGTATCACCCCAACCTAAGTAACCCCAACCTTCGAGGTAAACTTCTATGTCGTCTCGCTTTAACGCTTGACCTATTGCTCCTGTACCACTAACACCTGTAAGACTTAGAACCGAATCTCCTGTAACTGTTACGTCATTTACATTACCAGTTGCTTGTAAACCCGTTACTGAGGTTTCTGCTGCACCTGTTGCAACCACTGAGCCTACATTTCCTGTGCCACTAACACCAGTAAGACTTAGAACAGAGGTCCCTGTAACTGTTACACCATCTACACTACCTGTGCCCCCAATGCCTGTAACAGATACATTTACACCCTCTTGAACTGTTACTTGATCAATTGATCCTGTACCAGATACACCCGTAACACTAAACGATACATTCTCTATTACAAATACTGACCCTACAGATCCAGTTCCTACAAGCGATACATTACCTTCGCCCCAAGGTGAGTCTCCCCATCCTTCGCTACCATAACCTCCTAATGCAATTGATACATCAGCCACACCGCATTAACCTTAAGCGATGCGGATAATTGCACCAGTCGCAGTAGCCGCTGGGAACACAATAGTAAATGTACCTGCAGTCGAAGCCTTAGAACCACCAAAGTCTAGAACAGCTACGGCTGGATTACCTGTCGCAGTATCGTTATAAATCAAAGCGCCAAATGCTGTAATAGTCGCAGTGGTAAACGATAAGTCCGCAAAGTCGGTTAACGCTGTAGTTCCAGAAGAAGTTGGAGTAACTTTAGTCAGTGTTCCGCCACCCGCAGTATATGAACCAGAAGCCGCTACTTCGTTAGTTGTTGTATAAGCTGTGGTAGCCGCAGTAAACGAAGCTGAGTTGTTATACAAAGCTAGTTTGAACGTCTGACCAGAGCCAGTTGAAAAGTTATGCACGCCCTGTAAGATTTGAACCTTAAAAGAGGTTGGCATGAAGTTACCTGTAAAAGCCATTTAAATTCTCCTTAATAAATTAGCAGCCTCAACTTCACCGCCTTGTACACAAACTTGAATGCAACTAGCCCTTTCGGACTGTGCTGCACGACTCAAATATTCAGAGATTGTACGCTCTAATGCTTCTCTGAAATACTTTGCTTGCTCCCGAATTTCGGGTGGGGCAGTTTCTGATACCCCAATGATCCTATTTACGCAGAGTTCTGTCAATTCTTCAAGCGGTAAACCGCCATAATTGCTTGTTTTTACGAGAGGGCTGATAATATCGCCAGTTTTAATCTCAAACATTTATGTCCTCTTTGCTTCTGGTGGGTTGTACTCCACCTCGTCTTTTACCGTATCTTTGATTTCTGAGTACTTTTTAGCCACAAACCGTTCGTTTTCTAGTCCTACAACTAATGGATCACTAAGACGGTGGTAGCCGTACAGCTTACTAATAGTCGGCTCGCTGGTGTCTAACAGGCATGATCCTTGAGCTATACCAACCTTAATGCCTCGTTCCATTGCCTTTGCCAGTAAAAACTCGCAACACGCCCTACCTGCCTCGGCAAAGTGGACTACGTTTTTGTAAGAAAAATCAATCCCATACAGGTGGATTTGCCCTACTTTGGCAGCAATTGCATAGCCAATAGCAAAGGCTACGGTGTTGTTAAAGTACCCCGTCCCGCAAGCGTTCATAACTTCATCTAAGGGAAACTCTACTAATCCAGGACAACGGGGGTCTAATTCACAGGTATAGATTGGTCCTGTGTGTTTCTCTAGTACTGATCGCATAAGCCCCGTTTGAGTGCCTGCATCATCACTATCTAAGAATCGGCTGGCTGGATCCAGCATAAAGACTCGGTCGTGATAAATGACCCCTGCCATAGCGTTAATTGCCCATACTTCATCAATTGGCTGAGAATGGGTCTTAGCTAGGATGAACTGACTATGGGATTTGCCCATTGCCACAATAGCAATGCTTTTACCTGATAAGTCTGGAACTCTATTAATCATCTGACTGGATACCTCACTTGTCCACTTCTGTAGGCGTCTTGACGCTCTTTTGCATCACCTAATTGTTTGAGTTCTGCCATGGCTCTGCCATAACGTTCTTTGTATAAATTGACCGCATCGGCATCAGATTTCATAAAGTTAGCCGCTTCTAATAAAGCACCATATAACAGTACTGAATCAAAATTATCCCCTAACCAAGACGTCCCAGCCGTCACAATGGAAGGCGGATAGTAAAAATAATGAAGCTCGGTAGCGTAGCTGGCATCTGGAGTAGGTCCAAGAATAAAGGTGCTATCGTTAAATACAGCGTAATACTGGGGTTCTCCAAAGAACGCAGCGTCTGTATCTGGGAAAGACTCACGGATAAAGTTGACGTCTTTGTTCAATAGATACTTATACTCATTCCCCGCATTAATCACCGCAAAACTAAAGGTAGCTAACCAGTCTGTGGGGGTTGTTATGTACTTATTGCCACTAGTCATGTTACCTGTAACGTTTTGGCGAAATGCAGGTAGTTGGACAGTATTAAAGACACTTTGCTCTGCCAACTGCACAAAGCGGGCAATCTGCTCGGCAGACGTAAACGACCCGACTGTTGCTGGGAAATCGTTCTCTGCAAAGCCTTTAATAGCAGAAGTTAACTGCGTGTAATTCATCCCATCTTCCCGCTAGACATACGCCCTTTGGTTGCTGCACCAGCACCACGCATTTCAATCTTACCGTATTGATTTACGGGTCTACCGTTACCTTTACTAATCCCGTCAACCGAGATGTTCATTTTTGCCATTTCTTGAGCACCCGTGGTGTCTTTAACGGTCACAGGCTTACCCTGCATGGTGTGAGGAGGAGCATAGACTTTAGCGTCTCCAACTTCCTTACCCATTACTTTTTTAGAGAATTTAGGCATTATCGACCCCTACCTGCGGATTTACGCATCATTTGGTTCTGAACTTTTGCTAAACCACGTCCAATTTTCTTCATGACCATTTGATCTTTACCACCCATCTTTGGCTTTGCCTTCATACCCAAGACTGTAGGACCACTATCGCCTAAATTTGTACCTTCGGTCTTGCCTTTTTTAGCAATCCCATCTGCGCTTTTCTTAAACATTTTTAACTCCTTATGTTGTTGTTACCGTTACACTACCTACCTGACCTTCTGGTGCTAAATTGTTAGGGGTTAAACCATCATTTTGTGACCCCCCAACAGGGTTCCAACCCCATTGAAATATTCTACTACCACCTTCTGGAAAACCAACACCTTCTAAGGTAGTATCGTTTGTTCCATTAATTTGTAAACCGCTACTTCCAGATACTTGATAGCTTACATCAGGGCGTGGTTCCCGTACAGCTTGAGGGTCATTCACCGGATACATCCCCAAAGACAACTGTGGCTGATCTGGTTCCCAACAGCTAGGACATACCTTAATGTTCTTTATTTGTTGCTTAACAATTAACTTTTTAAGCTCCTTTAACTTATACCGTTGACCACATCGGTCACATTCGGCAATTGCATACTTGCCACTACTAAATTTACTAGGCATAGAAGGTCGTCCTAGG